CTATGCTGCCGGCCATCTCGCCGCCCATGTTGACGCCGCCAGTTCCTAGGCCGCCATCACCACTCCCGCCGCCGCTACCGTCACCACCGCCAAGGCCACCGCCGTCCGTGCCAGTACCGCCGAGGTTGGGCAGAGCGCCTTCGCGGTAGGAGAAGAAGGAAGGGATGCCGCCCGTCATAGCAGCGGTGAAAGGATCGAAAGAGCCGGGCGCAGGCGGCGTATAGGAGCGGAACACATTACCGCTTGAGGGCAACGCAGCAGGGAGGGCGTTGAGGGCCGGCGCGAAAGCCATAGTCCGCACGATGCCGTCTTCAGGCGCACCAATCCCCACAGCAGGAACGTCGGTTTCTGCGGAGAACGGCGCAAAAGAAGGGGCAAAAAGGGTGTCGGACATGATGGGCCTTCTGATGCTTATTATACCACGTTAGGTTTGGAAAATAAACCTAGCGGACGTCGACGAAGTTGCTGGACTGGAGGGCGAGCAGGAGTTTGCCGACGACGTTGGTAAGGGCGGTGACCGACGGATTTAGCATATCGACGGTGATGGGGGCGCTGACGGTGCCCTGCACAATGAACTGGGGACGGGTGCGCCGACCGGGGTCGAAGAGGTCGCTCTGTTCGAGTACTGTAATGAGCCGATTCCATGCGTCGCGGGAGGCAGGGTCCCAAGCGTCAGGCGGCGTAGGAAAGGTGCGGGAGGAGATGCGGCGGGTCATCGCAGACCGTCCGGTTCGATTGCCATACGGAACTGACCCATCCGCCACGGCACGTTGGAGGAAGTCGAGGACTGGATTTGGATGGCCAGTTCGCGGCCCCGTAGACGGGTGGAGATTTTCTGGGTGTTACCGGTGACGGGGAAGGGACCCTTGGTGATAACCGGGCCACCCGGATATTTACGGGCTTGGAGCGAGATGTTGAGGGTGCCGACGTAGGGCGTATTATCGGACAGGTTGGAGAAGTCGGGCACGAACTTGTTGACGAACACAATGCTGTTGCCGTCCTGCTGATCGAAGTACGCGCCTTCGAGATTGGCGGCGAGGACGGAGCTATCGGCAGTGTAGCCAGATTCCTGATAATAAATGTTGGAGGGCTTGTCGTCAATGGCAAGGGGGCGCGAAAACGTATTGCTATCTTCCCAGACCGTGCGGGGCATGGTGCCAATGGACCAGTGCTTCTCGCGCGTGTTATATATGACGTAGCGGTCGTTCTCGCCATTGGGCGATTCGAGAGAAGGATAGAACCACATGATTTCGTCGAAGGTCGAGTTCGAACCTGCATAGATCTTTTCAAGTTGGAACTGGTTTAAATTGTCATAGATGTAACGGAGGACAGTGCAGCCCAAAGTTTGGAGGCGACCATCATACTGATAGAACTGACCGTTGACTGCCATCCAATAAAGTGTGCCGTTGTATTCGATGGCTGCGTTACGGGCAATGATGCCACACTGTTCACCGACAGCGGTGAAGCCAAAGACGTCGTTGCCGCCGATGTAGGACTGGATGAACAGGTCGTTGTCGGTCAGGATGGCAGTCTTGTCGCCAATGCGGTTGACGGCCCTAATCTCGGAGCCACGGCTCGGCAGCGGGTAGTCACCTGCGGTGTTGATGTTGGAAGGCGTCCAGTCGGTGAAGTCTTCTTGGGAACACCAACGGACTAGGAGCGGACTGTAAACGCCGGAAATGTCGTGGGTGCCGTAGAGGAGGACATGCCTAGCTTCCGAGGCGACGCGCACAATCTGGTTGACGGAAGGGGCTGCCGTGACGATAGTGGCGCGACTGACAATTCCGGCGCTGGTATCCCAGTACATGAGCGGGCCGCCAGAAGGAACGGCCATGATATCGGTGCCCCACAGATCGAGCGACCATTGGCGAAGGGGAAAAGGCACTGGCGAAGCGGGCGCGCCCCAGCCAAAGTTGCCGCTCCAAACGCCGATGCCCCAGCCCGAAACAAATTCGGTGGAGATGTTACCGGCTGGATAGGAGAAGCCGATGGTGATGGCACCGCCCGTAGCTACAGATGTGGCCACGGCAGTCAGACTGACATTGAATGCGAAGGCATTGGAGGTAATGACGCTGACCGGGAAGGTGGCCGTCGTCGAAGAGATCGCGTTGATGACGATGTTGCCGCCGATGGTAGCGGCAGCGGATACGATCTCGACGAGGCTGCCCGTCGTGAGGCCGTGGTTGGAGACGGAAACGACGATCTTCGTCGAGCCCGCTTCAGTGGACAGCAGATTGCTGGAGGCGAGGGTGGAGGTGATGGGCGTGATGTTATAGAAGGTAGAAAGTTCGCTGGAGAATAGGCCCACATTAGTAGCGATGACGGCGGCAGGCTGGCCTCCCCGACTACGAACCGAAGTTAGGTAGCGCGGCACGCCGAAGATTTTGCTATCTTGGGAAGGGTCGATGACACGCTGCCAACCGCCCATGAGTTCGGGGCGTCCGAAGCGGAAGCGGATTTTGTCGGCCTCAGTCCAAAAGCCGCTCGCATCAAGCTGAGTCCTCTCTTTGACGACTCCGACCTGAAAGGCAAGTTCCCTGAGTTCTTGGTCCTGAAAAGTGACCGACATCTAATTACTCAAGGACCCGGATCGATGCCGCGTTGATGGTCGAAACGGCAGCCGATACCTGATTGACTTGGACCTGTAGGGCTGAGACTGACGAAGCAAGGGCACCCACCAAATTGACGCAGGTGGCGGAAGTGCAGACAACAAGGTCAGGGCCGGAAGACGAAAGGGCGGCACCCGTGCCAGTGTTCTTGACGGTAATGTTGAAGGCGCCGCTAGTATTACGCAGGGTAACATAATTCTTGGGTGAAGCTGGCACAATTACGTTGACGTGACCGGTCAGTGTGCCCTCAAGGATTAGGATGGCACAGCGGGCTTGGTCGGCCGCCGCGTTCGATGTGGTAAGGGTAGTGTCGCCAGACGAGACGCTGACAACAGCCGAACCTGCGACCGCAGCCGCGATCAGGTCGAGGTTGTTGTTCGTCTTGATGCCCCAAGTGGTGGCGTTTTCGCCGGTCGCTTGGAGTTCTAGCCGAAGGAGGGGATCATAAGTCGAGGGCATTACTTGCGCTCCTCAAGGATTCGTGTTACTTTGTCGTCGATTCTATTTAACACAGTTGTCAGCTTATTTTCAAGGTCGGAGACAACCTCTCGCGTGGCGAAGTCCTTGTTGACTTGGGCAACGTGATTGTGGTGAAGCTCTTGCAGGTGTTCGGCTTTTTTATGCACGACGGAAAGCTCCCGTTGCAGATAGGCACCGTAAGCCAGCAAGAGCGACCACAGGAAGGTCGAGACGAAATCGAAGAGAAGCTTGACGTCCATGTGAGGGTCCTTAAGCTGGACTGCTCATTGAAGGATTCCAGACCACCGGAGTGACTAGGATGTTCGAGCCGTCTTCGGTAAGCAGGTACTCGTTGTTTTCGAGCGCGAGATAGTTGTCGAGGTTTTGCAGGGCGCGCCCGTCGGGGACCTTGCGAGACTCGTAGCGGGGGCGGGGCGGCCTGTTCTGCGGATGCTTCTTGAGGTCGTAGGCCCCATCGTAGCAGGCAGAGCAGACAACGAGGTTAGTGGATTCCTTGCGTAGCTGGCGGCGGTAATACTTCTGGCCGCACCTATCGCAGAGGGACCAAACATTGAGCGCCATGACTAGGAACCATAGTTGGTCTGGTCGGGCCGCGCGTCAGGAACTTGCTTGAGTTCGCGGCGGGGCTTGGCCGACTTGTTTTGGGGATGGCTCTTCTTGTCGTATAAGCCGTCGTAGCAGGAGTAGCAGACGACGAAGTTGGTAGTTTCCTTGCGGAGATCGCGGCGCTTGTAGTCGAAACCACAGCGGTCGCAGACCGACCACATGTCGAGGACGGACATTACGGCGTCCCCGCGATGGTATTCTCAGGAGAGCCGTTATAACGGTTGACGGTGTCGGAGCGGCGCGCCCGGTTGGACTCGTTGTTGAGGACTGCCAGTTCTTCGTCGAGGATGGTCTTCCAGACGGTGACGGCGCCCGCGTTCTTGGTCCAAGCATTCGAGTACAGCATGGCGGCGGCGAAGAAGGCCGTGTCCGTATAGGTCGCGAAATAGTTGGTGGGGTGCGCGGAACTCAGGGCAGTGACGCGCGGAATGTACTCGATGAGGGCCGTGGTGTTGGAGTGAGGCGTCGGCGCCAAGAAGATGGTGGCGTTGTCCTTGGGCGCATAGTATTTGGTGGGCGCACAAGAGGTGTAGTCGGGCCAGTAGGCCGTGAGGTATTCGTTGTTCTGTTCGAGGAGGTTGTTCCAGCCGCCCGTCGCGCACACTTGAATGGACTTGAGGACAAGCAGGTTGTCGGGCAGGGTCAGGGTCCGGGTGGATGCGCTGACCGAGACCTCTGTGAAGGTGATGATGTTGACAGGGTCGAGGCGCCGTTGCAAGTGGGACTGGGCGCGCTCGATGATGGAGGGCAGCGCGGAGACGAACTCCTCGGAGTCCTCCTCCATGTTGGCAATGATGTCATTGGTGAGGGTCGTGTAGGTATATGGCATTAGCGGCCAATCCTAATGAGGACCTTGCCCCGTTCGCGGTCTTCGCGCATGGCGTCCTTGACGGCCCGTTCGTATTCGGCGCGCAGCAGAGTGAGGCGGTTGGTGTCCACGCGGTTGCCACGGCGCATGCCGATCCAGTAGGCGAGGCCATAGACGAGGGCGGGCATGAAGCGGCGTGGGACATCCACGTTGTCGAAGGCGCGCAGTGTGTTTTCGGCGTTCTTCTGGATGGTGAGGACAACGGTGTAAGTCTGGTCGGGGACCGGCCAGAAGTTCATCACGTTGGAGTCGCGGCGGCGATCCCACCAGTAGCGGGTCGGGCGGCCTGACTGGGACTTGGTAGGAATTTCTGCCCAACGCTCGAAGCCATCCCGCTCGATAATGATGTCAGTGCTGGAGGTGCGGATGCTGGCGACAAGAACGTCGGAGATGGTCTGATCGAACGTCAGAGAGGAGACGGAAACGGAGACGGGGACTGCCGTGGTTTCGATCTTGTGCAGGAGGACGTTCTTGTTCTGGAGGTCCGTCAGCAGGTAGTCGAGGCCGCGCCTCGCGCTGATAAGTTCGTCAGCGAGGACGGGACCGCCCCCAACCATCGCGGCAGCATCCTGCAAAAGATCATCGAACGTAGGGTCGAAGTTGGATATGCCGCTGGTTGCCACGGGCGTTACTCTCCGTTACACGACCCCGTAGATGGTGACGAGCGGGCCGCCCCCGGCGTAGGAGGTGCGGACAAACGGAACGTCGAGTTCGAAGGGCACGACAGCCTGGGTCACGGCGGCGGTCACTTCAGCGAAGGCGATCCACGGGCCGGTCGCGAAAGGCGCGGCTTCGAGGAAGACGGACGGGCCAGCGGCGGCACTCTTCTGGACGAAGAAGGTACGGGTCGGCGTGCCGTCGAAACGGTAGTCAAGGTCGATAGCGGGGCTCGTCGTCGTCGCCGAAGAGGAGACTTGGAACGTGACGAGACGAATAGACTTGATGGCGGGCATCTGGGGCTCCTATAGCAAGGAAGGCAGGACCCGCCGAAGCAGACCCTGCCGTACCTTGTTAGCCAATCACGACATGGACGATGACGGAACCAGCCGTAACCGCCGAAGTGTCGATGGACACGATAGCCTGCACCGTGGTATCCGCCGTCAGCGCAATGGCATTGGCAGAAACCTGGGCGCCCGTACCAGCGTAAGCGCGGCGACCGGCAGTGTTAGCAGTGGTCGCAGCGTACAGGATGCCCGTCGAGGTCGGAATACCCACGCGGATATTCGTCGTATCGTTGTTGAAGGGCGTCGTAATGTCGAGAACACACTCGTAGAAAGTGGAACCGGCGGGAGCAACGAACAGCGGGATGGTGGTGGCGGCAGCCGCCGTGCCAGTCTTCGCCGTGTTCACCACAACCGAGTAACGGCCCGGAACGCGCGCTTCCACAAGGTTGACGGGCTCGGGACCCGGTGGCTCATGGTTGCGGACGTTGAGTGGGAAGCTAAAGCTAGTCATCTGATTCTCCTTTGGAATGGAGGAAAGGGGGCTTTCGCCCCCAATCCGTTAGGTGGAACCAGACGAACCGAACCACTGACGCCAGTCGGACCAGCCGAAGCTATAACGCTCGCGGGCCTTGTAGCGCATGTTGCCGGTCAGGAAGTCCACATCGTCCTTCGTAGCCAGCGGCGCGCGGACGAACATCTTGGTGCCGTTCGGAACGTCCGTCCGAATGAACCAAGCGTTCGGGTCCGTGAACCGGTGGTTGACGGTGTAGCCCTTCGAGAACAGGCCCATGTCCTTCATAGCGTTCGTGTCGTTGTCAGCCGTCCCGACGCGGAGGTCCGAGAACAGGATGCGGTGAGCAACGAACTGAAGCTGCGGAGGAATGTGCAGGCTCACGGCGCGAGCGCCGATCAGCAGGCCACGGTCGTCCTTGGTCAGCGAGATGTTAATCAGCGCCGCTTCAAGGGCCGTTTCCGACAGGTCGGTGCTGACCCGGTTGGACTGGTTGCCCGCCGCGAGGGTCGGGTGGTCCGTCGCAAACAGCGGCTTGCCGTCACCACCCGCGTACAGCGAGCTAGAGGAGAAGCCGTTGTTGTAGACGTTAGCCGCCTTGACCTGCTTGGCGTTCGCCATCGCACGGCCCATCGCGTTCGCCTTCATCTTACCCGTGGTGCCATAGAGGTTGTCCTCGATAGCTTCCTCGGTGATTGCGAACGCCATCGCAACGGTCTCGTGGGTGTAGCGGCTGGTCCAGGCTTCCGACGCGGTGTCGAAGAACACCTGATCGCCTTCCGACTTGACCGGGGCCGTACCAAAGCCCGTCATCAGCACTTCTTCTTCGAACGAGCGATCCGACTTCTCCACATCGAAGAGAGGCGTATGCTCGTTGTCAATGCTCTTGTAAGCAGTGCCGAAGATAGCGTTGAGGCCGGGGACAAGCTGCTTCGCGAATTGGGCGCGAGTCAAAATAGCCATTTTCTATGTCCCCCTATTAAGCCGCAGAAACCTGCTGGAGGATCGGGCCATTCAGCTTCACGACCAGCACCGGGAACGGATCGCCCCAGTTATTGTCGGGAATGTTGGCCAGACCCACAAGCTTCACCGCCGTATTGATGGCGGAGGTGCGGGTAGACGCCTGAAGCGCGTAACGCGAGACACCGTACACGGAGTCCACATCACCGCCAGCGGCAGTCACGTTGAAGTTAAGACCCAGATCGCCCGCCGTCACCGAGGCATTCGCCTGGATCAGGAACGTCGCAAACGGGTTGTCAATGACAAAGGCCGTCGGGCGGTCGGAACCGTCGTACAGGCCAGCCGAAGACGTATCCGCCGGGATCGAGTTGCGAAGCTGCGGCTGCTTCGTGGTCGGGTCGATCCACGCAAAGCCGGCAGCAACGCCCAGCAGGGGGCCGTCACCGCTGGCGCCAGCCGAAGTAATCACGCCGCCCGACAGCTTGACCGGAGAGCCCTTACCGAGGTCAGGGCAGGCCGAGCCGTTGGGAAGCGGATAAGCGCGGACTTCGTTACCATGCGTGCCAAGGGCAGCCACGGCGCGGAGTCCGAAGGGTGCGAAAGAAGCGGGCACCTTATCCTCCTTTGTATGTTATCCGAATGAGGGACGTCGCCCTCGGGAAAAGCGTTTGGAACCTTCATTGGCAAAACGCTGCGCTCGGCCCGTGCTGTCTTCGTAGCTCACCGTCTTCATATCGAAAGCCTGCTCCGCTTGAATGGCCCGGTCCTCGGCCCACTTTTGGATGGCTTCCGCCTTACGTCGCGGCAACTTCGCCAGAACAAGGTCGCCATTGATAGCGGCGCCTGCCAGTGCAGAAATCTTGCTTTCGAGACCGGGGAAAACGTAACCGGCGGGAACTTCTTCCAGCGGCACGAATGCCCACCCTTCTCGCATGCGCTGAGAAATGTTGTTGAAATCGTCCTGATCCCCATTTCGAAACCGGACCCATCGGTAAGCGTACTGGTCCACATCGGGCATGGGAGGGATTTCTAGCGCATTTGGAGGATTATACTCCATGTCAAGGGAATTTTCAAGAGGCTCATCGAGCGAGTTGTCGGAAGCCATGCTCTTGCGGGGCATTACACAATCTCCGTATATTGGCTGGTAGTCTGGGCAGCACGTTCGGCACGGGCCTTTTCGCGTGCGTAGTCTTCAACGCTGATGCCAAGGTGGTTGGCCATCTCGCGATCCGACTGGGTAATGGTGACGCGGACCTTGCCGGGAGTAGCAGCGGGCGTCGCCCGGTTCTGGATGGTGGGGTTGCTGGAAGCGGGGCGAGCAGCAGTGCGGCCACCCAGCTTGGTCGGGAACTCGGACTTGAGGCGCTTGTCCAGTTCGTCGAAGTAGTCGGGGTCGTCGGGCTGATAGCCGTCCGCAACCATCTGCTGGTCAATGACACGGGCACCGGCCGTCATGACGGGGTCCTTATTGAACCAAGTCTTGTTGCGCTCATACCACTCGGTAGCGGCGGGAGAGGGCGCCTTGCGGGCAGGCTGACTAGGCTGTGTCTGCCGGGTCTGCTGCGGGGTGTCCGACCCAGATTGCTGAGTCGGCTTCGTAGGGATCGAGCGCCGGTCCCTTTCGATCTGCTGCTTTTCGGCGGCAAGGGTAGCCATCTTCTGCTGAACTTCGAAGATCTTCTCACGGTCACCCGCGTCGAAGGCCTGGTCAAAGTCCCGTCGAAGCGCCTGCATAGAGGCGTCGATGCTCTTAGCGTAGAAGTCGAAGCCGATGGCCGCGCCGTCGTTGGCATCTTGCTCGAACTTCTTGGCCCGTTCTTCAGCTTGGGCAAGACGGGCTTGCGCTTCGTTCAGTTGTCGGGCATAAGCGTCACGTTGGGCCTTGAGCCGCTGGCTCCGGGTCAGCTTCTTAGTGCGCTCGCTAGGAGTAGCTTCTGTGCTAGAGTCGTCGTCATCGTCGTCAGCCTCCGGTTCGGAAGCGGCCTTTGTGGGGGCTTCCGCCTCGGGGGCGATTTCGACTTCGTTGGGCTCTAGACCTTCGTGGACGATCTCGATATCGGAGGCTTCCTCCTTAGAGGCTTTGCCCGGATTGTCGAGGTCGAGTTCCTTGTAACCGTCAGACATGGGATTTTATTCCTTGAAGTTGGCGTCGAGGTATTCGGGCTTATCGACCACCAGTTCGATGGAGGATGCCTTGACCAGCAGGAGCTTGACGCCCTTCCACCAAATCTTCTGGCCAGCGAACTTGGCATAGACGATGTAATCACCGGGCTTGACCCACGGCCCCTTCCGGTAGATATCTTCGTCCACGAACGCCAGTTCACCGAGAGCAAGGACACGACCCACAGTGTTGAGGTATTCCCGGTCTTCACGGAACGTATCGGGAAGCAGGATTCCGCCCGCAGACTTGCGCCGAATGGGCACCGGTCGGACAAGAATCCCTACGCCAGGAATCCTAGGCAGCGGGGCCGGGTCAGGAATTTCTTCCTGGGACACCCACTGGTCGTTGGTAAGCGCCCCGTCAAGAGGCGTGCGCGCGGTAATCATTAGTCCCTTTCTTCCATTGGGGTTTTCTCGAACAGCGACTTCAACAGTTCAATGGCTGTGTTGAGGCCGTGAATGGTGCCGCAAGCCCTCGCATAGTCGTCGTAGGACTTGGCGGCACCCCTAGACAGAGAGTCCTTCTCCCTGTCTATTCTCTTCTGTACTTCTGCTACGTATTCGGATAGTAGTCTCATTGACCTGCGAGGTTAGCCCTCTCTGCCAGTTTCGTAGCTTGAAGATCGGCTAGTTTGGCAGAACTATCAAGTATTTTTCCAGATGCCGCAATCTGGTTCTTCTTGTTCTTGTCCTCGGCATCCAGCAACATGCCAGCTTCCTTCAGGTCCAGTTCGCGATTCTTGAGGGCGATCTTGGCAGCCTCGCGAACATCCTGCGACTGGATACGGGCCGCCGAAAGCTGAAGCTCCTGTGCATTCAGTTGGATCATCTGCTGCTCGGCGCTCGGACCCTGCTCACCGCCCATGCCCGACTGTGCCGAGATCATCAGCAGTTGGGTGGCGATCTGCGCCTGGACGTTCTCGTCTTGGATGGGCATGCCCATCTGCTGGGCGAGAAGGGCCGCTTGTGCCACGAACATAAGAACCTTATGCTCCGAGATATTCGACGTCAGCAACTGCATGCCAACGGCGACAGTCGGATCATTGGTGCCCTGCATCTGCGGCGACTTGAGGAAGGCTTCCTTGACTGCGATGTGCGCCATGTGGTTCTGGCCAAGTTGGGCCTTGATTGGCTTCCCGCCCATAGCCACTTGGATTTCGGTCAGCGGGTCGGCACTGACAGCATTGGCCATCGGATCGACCAGCAGCTTGTCAATGTTCTCGGTGCCCATCGCATAGTAGAAGCGGCGCAGCGCCTCCTTCATGTCGTGGAGTTGAGGGAAGCGGGCCGCCATTTCCAGTTCGACCTGGGCACGGGCGACACGTTGCGACTCCGTCATAGCATTGGGGTCGGAGGCCGGAAGTACGTCCACGACAGCGGGGTCGAAGTCCGTGCGCTGAACGAACTGGTTCTCCGAGTTGACGACGTAGTTGACAACGTCGGGCAGGTTCTCGAAGTTCAGTTCGCCCAGCAGCTTGAGGAACTCGCCCTGCGACTGGTGCAGGCGCTTGTGGATAGACGAGTAGAAACGTTGCGAGGTTTCGAGGAGGGCCAGCGTGGTGGCGACCGGGCCGTAGTTGGAGGCACCGGCCACGACTTCATCGGCAGCGTCAGCGAACTTCTGGCCGCTGTCCACCATGAACTTCAGCAGGGTGAAGAGGGTCTGCGACGGTTCCTTGGCAGGCAGCGGGAAGAACGCACTCTTCAGTTCCTCGGGCGCCAAGTTGACGTCGCGCCACTCACCAAAGCCGAGAGGGGTATCGCTGTCGGAGAACTTGGCATCTTGGGACTTGAAGCCCGCCTGCCAGTTGGCGTACTGACCGGAATCCACCAGCGCACGAAGCGCCACCGTCGAAGCCGCCGCAAGGTCGCCAATCAGGTGAACGTAGCCAAGGGAGTAGAAGCCGAAGGCAGGGATGCAGTGATCGACCGTGTACCACAGGCGCTTCTGCATGGCTTCGTCGGCTTCACGCCAGTTGCGCTTGATCGAGTAGACCTTGCCCGTCTTGACGTTGAAGTGGACGATGTAGGGCGCCATGCCGCCGTCGGGCAGCAGGGGATCGACGCCTTCGAGGTCGAGGTAGCAGTGGGCTTCACCGACCATATAGCCCTTGCGTTCGAGCGACAGGTCGAAGCCTTGGGCGCGGGCAATGGCCTCGGTGATTTCGTTGGTGTCGAGGGTTTCTTCGGAGTCGTTCTCGTCGGGCTTGAGGAAGGTGCCGCTGTCTACGAGGTTCCGCATCTTGCGCGGCGACAGTTCCATGACCTCGATGTACTCGTCGGCATCCTTGAGATGGGTAGCCGCCGGGTCGATGTAGAAGTTTTCGGCGTAGACGACGGTCGGGTCAGGCGTGCTGGTCTGCGTGTTCCAACCGGCCTTGCGGATGCCGACGCCCATGAAGCCGACGCGGAACAGGTTGCGTTCGAGGTCCGAATAGAAGCCTGCGATCTGATCGACAAGCTGGTGGTTCATGTAGGACTTGACGCGGGCGGCAGCCTGTTCGCGGGCCGGGTCGGTATAGCCAAGGATGCGGGTACGGACGGGGCCGCGCGCAGGCCACAACTCTTGGATGGCCTTGGCTTGGAACTTGACCACGTTCTCGATGAGGAGCGGGTGAACGGCGGTGCAGGCCCCGTCGACTTCGGTGTTGCCCTCGCCTTCCGTGTTGAGGCCAAGCCACTGGATGCCCTTCTTGATCTTCTCTTCCCACTGCTGGCGGGAGTTCTTGAAGGACGTAAGTACGTCTTGACGGTCGGAGCCAATGTCGTCTACGACGGCGCTGTCTAGGAAGGGGACGAGGTTGGCATCGAATGACATATCGACCTCGATGACTTCGGCGTCTGGAATGAGCAGGAGGGATTCCTCCGAGAACTCGAACTCGATCTCGGGCGCTTCGTTGTCGTCGGACGGGAGGATCGGATTATCGGACATGGCTCACTTGGCTCCAATAGCTACGGAATGGGCGCCGCTTAGAAGGTCCTTCGGGGCGGCTGACAGTTTCTTGTGTCAGTTCATAGCGGCGACGCAAGTAAAGAAGGGCCATGACCATTGCGTCGACCGAGTCGTCATGGGCGCCCTTCGGGAACTCCAATGCCTCTTGCAGCAGTTCGGCGGCGTACTTCTTCTTGAGAGGTATCCACACGCGCTGCCGCTCGATAATGCCAGTTACAGCATGAGCGCGGGCTAGCTTATCACGATCAGGCTGGAAAGGCAATACCGGCAGCTTGTTTAGCTTGAGGTCCTGAATGAGGGACTGGCCGGAAGCCTTGTTCTCGATTACCATTTTGTCTGGCCTGAATACCTCATATTGCTCTTTGGCAATGTTACGGAGCTGGGGAAAGGTCCACCGGCCCCTCACCTGGTTCAGGAGGATGGCATTGGGCTCTTGATATTCGAAGCCCTTGTCGTCCGTGTAGGTAAGGTGGAAGATGCCCCAAGTCTGGATGACGGAGTAGTCGGCCGTGGCCTTAGTAGAGAAAGCGGTGTCGAGGGTCTGAATGATCTCGTCGCACTCGGGCGGATCTTCTTCGTCCCAGTCTTGGAAGTCGTCCTTTGTGAAGACGTTGCCGTCGTCCCCGACCGGAGTCTGCATGTAGAGGGCGCCCCAGTCGGAGCGGGCCAGACTCTCACGGGTCGTGGTCAGATCGTCCATCGTAATGTATTCGGGCCAGTAGGACGCGCCCTCTTCAAGCATAAGGTAGTCGGCAGCGGGCTTGTCGAGAATGGCCGGAATGGAGATGACTTCCCACTGGTCGACCTTGCCGTTGCGGGCGGCCTTGTCGAGGAGGAAGCCGGAAAGGTCGCGGACATGCCACCGGGTGTTGACGAGGATGATGCGGGAGTCGGGCAGCTTACGGGAGCGAAAGCCGGGGCCGTACCAGTTATTGACGCGGTCACGCTCGGTGTCGGACTTGGCGGTCTGTTCCGAGAGGGGGTCATCGAGGATGCCCAAGTTGAAGCGGTAACCGGCGATGGACTTGCCCGCGCCTGCGGGGAGGAAGGAACCGCCAGCCGTTAGCTTCCAGCCAGTGACGCCCGACATGTCGTCGCGGATCTGGACGCCCGGAAAGATTTCGAGGTATTCAGTGGAACGGACTAGGTCGCGGATACGGCCCGAACATTCAACCGCTTTGTCCGTGGTATGTGAGATCCACATGACACGCCAAGTCGGGTTGCGCCCGAAAGACCACGCGGCGAACAGCATGAGGAGGACGGACTTCATGGAGCCCGGCGGCAACGCCAGCATGAGGCGAGGGATGGAACCTTCCTCTACGTCGGCCAGAGTGGCGGCGATGGCTTGGATGTGCCGCCCGTTGCGAAAATCATTCCCATCTAGCATCAAATGTGCAAGCAGCTTTACGAAGACATAAAAGTCGTCGCGTGCTTCAAGTACGGCTTTTTGGTGGAGGACTTCTACAAGCTCTGCTTTAGCCTGTAGAAGCTTATCCTCTTTAGTATCCATCAGTTAATCCGGATTCGGTCCTCAATTTCGGCGTCAGCTTCCTGAAGAACCGACGTAAGCTCCTTGATACGGGTGTCCAACTCTTCCCGCGAGTGGACTGTTCGATGAGTAATTTCCTTGCGTTCTACAAACATCTGAAGATATTTAGCAAGGTTTTCCATGGCACGATTCGCATTTGCGTAGTCGCCGGTTTCCATGGCGGCAGCAGCGATACGCTGGAACCACTCGACTACTTCTTGGACGGAAATTTTCATGCGGGCCTTCTCCTCAATTTCGAACGCAGTTACTAGGTCGTGGAAGTGTGGAATGGCTAGGTTTCGGTTGGCGATACGAAGCAGGATATTGTAGTTGCCGCTGTCGTAGCCGGCGAGCCGGGCCGCACCGCACTTGTTGGTCCGACCGTTAATGGCGTACTGACGGGCGAACTCAACCTGCTTGGGGGTCAGGTTCTTGAAGCGTTCCACCTTGTCCCAATGCGCGTGCCACGTCTCGCGGAGTTGGTCCTTGATGGAACGGATCGCCTCCACATGCTGCTTAGTGACGACGCGCTTGGGCTGGTGGATGTTGAGTTCCCGCAGTTCTCGGCGGTACTTGCGCTGACGCATGCCCTGAGAGGGGCGGTTGGGTTTGCGCTCCCGATCCGCCTTCTCCTTCCGCTTCAAGTGGTCAGGCTTAGGCTTGGTCGATACTTTGGGAACGTAGGGCTCATCTTCGCTCATGCGGCTGCCGTATCCTCTTCGTCAACACGGACAATGGAAATGCGAGAGCGGCCCTTTTGCGAGTTGCTGCCCGAACGCCCCGCGCTGTAGAAGCGGAGACCGTGCCGTTCAAGGGCGGGCCGGATGCGGCGCAGTTCGGCGGCAAAGCTATGGGAGGTCTGCGGCAGCTTCTCGCGGGGACCGATGTTCATTTCCAGTTGACCGATAAGATCCGAGTAGGTTCCGGAGAACTCCTTTTGCTTTTCCATCATACGCAACATAGCAGAGGCCATGCCATGAAATTCGAGCATGTGGCTCTCGGCGGCCGAGCGGTTGCGCTTGTAGACCTCCATGAGTCGGCCCTCTGGCCACCCGAAAGATTTCTCGGCGGCGACGGCCCACACAGCAAAGGCAGACATGCGCGGCTTTTCAGCCAGCACCACATTACCATAGTTCTGCGTAGCAATCAATGCGGCATTCATAAGGGAGCCCAGCAGCTTGGCGTGGCTGGCGTGGAAGGCATCCCAGAACTCGCTGTCGTCCCGGCGGTGACGAGGGTCGATGCGAGGCAAGTGAACGTGGATGGAGCGGTCCACAAGGTCGCCACGCTCAACGACGTCCGGGATACCATTCATGGCGACGGGGCGGCAGACGCGGACTGCGGACTCTTCGGCATTGGTGTAGAGGGCACGACCGCCTTGCGCTCCGGTGCCAGTGCTGATGACGCAGAGGGCGTCCGACATCTTGTTGGTGATGTGTGAGACGTTGTCGTAGGCGAGGACGAAGGAGTTGCGAACCATAGCTTGCAGGTCACGCTGGTCCTCGGGCGGGGTACGCATGTCGAGGGCGTGTGGGTCGATGATGCGGCGCATCAGGCGCAGGATGGTGGACTTACCGGAGCCTTGTTCGCCGGAAATGGTGAGGACCGGATAGGGACCTTCCGGGCGCAGGCAGCCGAGAAGCCAAGCGACGAGCAGCATGAGGGTGTCGTCGTCAGCGGCCACGAACTGCTTGAGGAGAGTCGGGAACTCGGAGGCCGGGACGGAAAGGTCAGGCTCGACGAGGGGCAGCATGCCGGCGCCGCGAAGCATACGGATGTGGGTCGGGCCGCCCGGTACACGGGTTATGCCGTTGGCGCTGATGTGCCACGCGTCGTTGGCGTCGTTGCCAATGTCCAAGTAAAGGTCGCCCAGCTTGCCGCCGACGCGGATGTAGTCCTTGACCTTCTGGCCCTTGGAGCGTACCCAATGCGAGAAGTAGGTCTGGGCCGCCGCGAACAGGTCGCCGTTAGGAAGATGGCCCGCCGTGTCCACGCAGAAGGCGGAGAACCAACCACGGAAGTCGCAGTGACCAGCCGGTGTGACGGACAGGGTGCGACGGATGCCTGCCTCAGTGTAGTCGAGGAACAGGCGGCCATCTTCGGTGGTCCACGGAGTGAGGTGTAGCTTCGCGTCGTTGAGAAGTTGGACGCGGTTGATCTTGTCGGACATGGTCGCTCCTTAGCTAGGAGCCCATCCTATGCGAGGTGAGGAAGGAGTGCAAGTAGATTCTCACCTTCCTCACCGGCTACTCGGTGACGCGGAAATTGGTGTTGGTCAGGATAGCCAAGATGGAGACCAGCACCGCATTGATGGAAGTTATGGCCGCCGAGTTGGTAGCGCCCGTCGCGGAAGCTGCACTCACGCGGATTT